AAGAGGAACTTCGTAGTCATTGATTTGAGCAATCTGTGAACTATCAGCCGTGGCGGGACTATTGCGGATTGCGCTGTAAGTTGTACCCGCATCATCTGAACGCTCAACATCAAAAATAAAATTACTGAAACCTCCGCGAGTCCAAACTGGAGTATCTCCAGCATGGAACGCAATCTTGTCTACATAGTGAACTTCAGCAGAACCAGCGCTTGTAACTTTTACAAATACTTGTGCGTGAGTTGCCGTTGGGGGAGCGACTACTGTGGCATTGGCAGTTACCCAAGCCGAACTTGTTGCGGTGACTCCAGTTCCGTAAGTTGTTGAAACTGTTGTACCCGCTGAATTCAAATAACGAATACCAACTTGAGCGGTACGAGAAGTTGTACCAGCGCGGAAGTCAGCAATCGCAGAGAACTCTTGGTTAGCGGTAACTGTGAACTTGGTTGCTGTGGTTGTTGAAGCAACTACATCACCCGCCGCGCTTGCCGTGATTTCAAGAGAGGCGCTACCTGTTGAAGCCTGAGCGGTTGAACGAGCAATCGCGCAGTTTGTAACCGCCGCCCATCCAGTTGTATTTGTTTCAAGAGAGGCTTGGTTAGCATTTAGAACATTTGTTCGACCAAAGACAGTAAGAGTGACTGCGCCTAAATCGCTATCGTAGAACGCGGTAATCAATGGGGTGGCTGGAGCATCAACATCAATCGTGAATTGACTATATGCCCACTCGCTAAAGTAATTTGAACCATTGAGTAATTGAGCAACTCGAACATAAGCGCGATAGGTTGTCGCATCGGCTAGGTCGGCTTCAAGAGTTTGACCGTCGTTGCTAGATGTAACTATTCCTGTTTCAACTGTTGGGGTAGATGTATTAGGACTAAAAGTACCTGCTCCATAAGTTGTTGAATCAAATACTTTGATTTCATAAGCGTTCTGAGCATCACCATCTGCGTCTGAATAAGTCCAAGTGATTGAAGGAAATGTTGTATCTGTGATAGTTCCACTTGGCGCTGTTACTGTAACGCTTGGTTGGTTGGTTGTAACAACATCAATAAAAAGTTCATAGAGATTAGCGCGGTCACCGCTTGCTGTTGCTGTATCCGTGAACTTGACTACGAGATTATCAATCAAAGTTTGACTCCATGCTTGACCGTTTGGAGCGCTTGTAAGTTTCAATGCTGTATCAAGGGTGGTTGTAGCCAAAGTATTTGACTTTGAATATGGGACTGAGTAACTCACGGTACGACCATTGCGGTCTGTGATTACTCCAAGGCTCAACTGGATGTTGCCAGTTGTACCGATGCTTGCCCGTGCGCGAAGATTGACATACTCAACCTTCTCGGTGGATAACAAAGTTTGTGTTCCAAACTCTGCCTCATAAGAAGCGGGAACTGTTGTGCTGGTACGGGTTATGTATGTGGAGTCTGAACTATCAGCGAGCGCCGCATGAACTGAACCTGAACCACCTGAGATTGTAAAAGCCGAGGCGTTGTTCCAGTTAGCGTTGGGGCGAAGTGTGTAGGTAGCCATTATCTGTTAGCCAACTCCTTTGCCAAGATAGCGAATGTCTCTTGAATTCTTTGTGTGATGAGGTCAGCCTTTTCATCAACTGTATTCAATCCAGTTGTATCAACATTGACAACAAAGGCGCCCTGCTCAATGACAATGTTGTTTCCAGCCAAGCCACGAACTCCCATAGAAGCGTCAGTAACTTCAGCAAGATTCATTTGAGCGTTAGCAATCTTGGCACCAAACGCCGCTTCAGAACCGTACATACCAATCGCCGCACCTGTGAAACTAATCTGCTTTTGTAGTTCATTGATTTGAGCAATAGCCTCGGCACCGCCACCAAGAATTGACGCCGCAAGTTGAGCGCCCTTGATTGGTCCCTCTTCAACAAGGTCTTGAATTGCTTTAGCATCAAGTCCTAATCCCTGAAGAGTAAGAATCTGATTAGCAAACTGTTGGCTCTTATCCAAACGCATACGCATATTCTCAATAAGAGATTTAGCCTTTGGAATAAATCCATCGGGTAACTCAACTCCCTTGAGACCAGCAAAACTTAGGATTGTGTCTTTGAGTGAATCAGCAAACTGTTTAGCCGCATCTTGTAAATCGGTAAGCACATCACGCATCGACTCAATACCCGCTGTCATAGCCTCACGGATTTTCTTCATCAAGTCAGCGCGGTCTTGAATTGCGTTAGCCGCATCATCATCCGCCGCGTTTGCGTTGGCTAGTGCTTCTGCCTTCTTTGCTTCTTCGGCAAGAATATCTCCAAAGCCAAGACCCTTCTTGAGTTCATCTGCCAAACTCCCAAAAGCATCGGTAAATTTTCCAAGAACATTTCCAGTTGTAAATGATTTGACTGCGCTCGCAAAAGCAAGAATCTTTTCGCCAGCCATGACGCTCATCTCGCTGAGATTCTCAACGAGGAACTTACCAACCTCTACATCCTTGATTCCTTCAAGAACATTGTAAAGTTGTTCTAATTTAGGAATAGCAAAATCAACTACATTCTCAACAAGGTCACCGAGAATATCGCCAACCTCAAATTGTTTTAGTTCGGTTACAAAAGAGCCAACTTTACTTACTGCTCCGCCGATAATCTTCGAGGCATCGGATAATAACTGAACTAACTCAGTACCCATCTTGATGTCGCCAGCCTCTAAAACTGTTTCGCCAGCCTTTTTCGCAAAGCCACCAACTGAGGTAAGGGCATCAGAGATAGCCTGAACTAATCCTTCAGCAATAGGAACTTTGGTTACTTCAAGGATTGTGTCGCCAATCTTCTTTGATGTGTCCCCAATCTTCTTGAGACCACCTGAAATGAAATTGACTAAATCAGTTCCAAATTCTCTTTCTTTTAGTCCGCTTGCGGTTTTGCTGACATTGACTAAAGAAGTTCTTACTGTTTCTAATTTTTTGACTATTCCGCCTAATGCGCCATCTGAAATGACCTGTTTAGTTGCGTTAGTGATTGAAGTAGCAAAAGAACGCAAAGGCTTTGCCGCATTGTCGAAAGCGGTTTCTACCTTGGTTCCTAAACCAAGAATTTTTGACGCGGCCGCATCAAGTGGCGCCGCTAAAGCAGGACCAATTTTAGGAATCAAACGCAAGCCGTTTGCTACTTCGGTTATGAAATCTGCTACACCTTTAGCCGCAGTTTTGAAGAAATCTCCAAATTTTTCAAGAAGCATTGCTAAGAAATTAGGAACCGCCGCAAGCGCCTTACCTACACCTTCAGCAAAACCATTGAATATATCTAAGGCTCCTTCAAGGGTTTCACGATTTGATTTCAACCAAGAAATTAGGGCATCTACTCCTTTTGCCAAGAACCCACTTATTTTTGAAACAAGGGTGAAATAAACTTCAGCAATAAAGTTGATAACTTTCGCAATGCCCTTACCAACAAATGAGTTAGCATCTAATAAATCACCAAGGAACCCGATAAAGGTTCCAATAAATTTGAAGATACCACCGAATACGGTAGCAAAAGCATCAATCAAGAAGTCAAGAATCTTGGCAATGGTCATACCGACAATGTTGTTTGTGTCTAATAGATTGCCGAGGAACTCAATGAAGATACCAATAAATTTGATAATTCCGCCAATCGCAGTAGCAAAGGCTTTCCATAGGAAGTCAAGAATCATTCCAATAATCTTGCCTACAAGTCCATGGGTATCAAGCAACATACCTAGACCCTCAAGGAAGAATCCGATGAACTTGAGGATTCCACCAACAACGGTTGCGAAGGCTTTGAATACAAAGTTCAGAACTGCTCGGACTACTTTGCCAAAGGCTGTCTGTCCGCTCATTACATAGCGCAAAGCGCTCAAGAACATGATGAGACCCTTGATGATTCCTTGAACTGCGGTGACATAAGCCTGATAAATAAATTGAACTACGCTAATAAGAGTTTGACCAAAGGAGGTGGCTGGACTGATTGTTTGTCCAAAGGCAATCATCAAGTTACCTAAAGCGGTCAAAACAAAAGATAAAGCCGTTCCGACAACCTGAGCAACTGTATTGAATACATTTGTGAATACCTCACGGAAAGTCTCGCTATTCTTCCACGCATAAACAAACGCCGCAACAAGAGCGACCAAGGCAACTACATAAGCAAAGACCGTACTCTTCAAAACCAACATAGCCGCATTGAGTTTATTAGTTGCGCCTGTTTTTAGATTTGTAATAACTGTGGCTAAACCTGTTTGAATCTTATAGGCAATAATTCCTGCGGTAACTGCCGCGATTGCGGTCAATAGAGCATAGGCAACTACTTTATATTTTTGAAAGAATCCAATTATTTTACTAACTGCGGTTGCGGTTATATCAATAGCCTTAGCAAAAATCATAACCGCAACTGCTAAGACTTTGCTGAACATATCTCCAAGACTGCGTACAGGGTCAAGAAGAGGTTTTAGGGCATTTAGTAATCTCCCCATCGCAGATTGAACTTGAGTTGAAGTCATTGCCATAGCGACAAAACCAGCCGCAACTGGATTGAGCATTTTCAGTAAGTTTCCAAAAATAGGAATAGAACCAAAAATTTGTTGTCCAGCCATGGTCGCAAAAGCCGTACCAAAACCAGCAATTACTGGAAGAATTTTTTCTATAACTCCAGCAATGTCATTGACATTTTTGCCAGTCAAATCTAAGCCGTCTATGAAGTCACTAAATTTATCAATCGCTAGAGCAATAGGCTCTGTAAGTTTTACAAATACTTTTTGTAAGGCTTCAACAATAACTTCAAGTTTTCCGCCTGAACCGATTGCCTTGACAAGTGTTTGTTCAAATCTAAATGCGGACTTGATAATTGGTCCAAAGCCCTTGACGAGAGCCATACCCATAGAAACTTGTAACTCGTTGTGGAGGTCACCAAAAAGAGTGACTAACTTTGCTGGAGACTGTAAAGCCAAGGCATAAGCGCCCGCCGCTTTAGCGCCTTCCTTTGTAACAAGATTGAGAACAGCCTGACGCCGTTCGGTCATGTTGAGTTGTGAACCAGTTTTTCCAAGAGTCGCCGCGTATCTGTCGTAGGCTTCGGTAGCGCCTGTTGTGATACCTACTTGACGAAGGATTCTTGTATTACCAGTTGTGATAGCAAAGGTCACCGCTTGAAGCGCTTCCTCTGCGCTCATTGATGATGCTACGGATAAGTCTTGAGCAACTCTCGCAAGGTCAGCGGACTTAGATAAATCTATATTTGATTGAGCAAACTTGAGGGTTGTCTTTTGAGCAACCGCCGCTTGGATACCAACTTCTCGCATTGCGTCAGATGCGCTTTTGAGAGTTTCATATCCTTTACCGCTTGATGCTCCAACTGCTTGAAGTGCTAAATCTAAACGCTCAACCTCTGCGGCCGCTTTGAATGATTTCATTCCAAAAGCGATAAGACCTGCCATTGCCGCGCCTGAAGCAACGCCAATGGCAGTCAGCGAACTTTGTAATTTAGAAGAGGCTTGCTGGAATTCGTTAGCCGATTTTACGGCTTTATCCATGCCTTGAGTGAACTGGGCTGAGTCCGCCGATAACCGAGCGCGGACTTCCATGGTTGGTGATTCAGCCATTTATCTCCTAGCCTTTGCTCTTCTCTCGGCTTTCTCGCGTTCCTTTTCTTTCAAGATGTAAAACGCGTTCCACTCTGTCAATTCCATACTGCTAAGAGGGCGGTGGGATTTACTTCCGTAAAGAAGTTCTCCCACCGTCCGTCCTAACTTTTCTGCTAACTCGAAAAGAAACCGTTTCTCAGGATTCTTGAGGAAATCGAGCCTGTGCTTGGTCTACCGCCTTCTCACTCAGACCTGAACTTCCAAGAGCCTTTGTAGCAAGGCGCTCAATTACAGCGCCGTTCTTTGAAAGGATGGCTTCACGGTCTTTGTCCGTAAAAATTGGTAGACCCGTTTCAGGGTCGAACACGGTTGCGATTACAGTTTTGGCGTACATATTTGAAACATCCACTTTGTCTGTTGTGGAACTAATTCCTTCAGTAAGTGTTGCTCTTTGTCCTGCCGTCATTGAACGAATCTCTACTGTTACTCCCCATTCAGGGACTTCCAATAGTTCCTTCGTAATGTCGTCAGCCTCAAATATCTTGGCGCGTAAATCTGTCATATCTTTTCTCCTTGGGACACTAGGTTGGTCACGATAATTTATTTAGTTTTTTTGAATCAATTCCTATTAGGAATAAGTACCGCGTGTTACGGCACCTGTTACTTGGAATTCAGCAGAGTATGTCACTACATCTCCGATAGCACCACTCTTCTCGTAAGAAGTGAGGATTGCTTCTCCTGTGTACTTGACCATACCTGCGGTTGAACCTTCAGGACCGTACTCGAAAGATACGGACGCAGACTGTCCAAGGATTCCAGCAAGGTGAGCATCAACTGTCGCATCAAAATTTCCTGATACGGAAACTGTTGCGTCAGATAGCCCAACTACATACGACTTAGCAGATGAGCCGAAAGCGCTGGTTTCAGCGGTATCGACTGATTGTGGAAATGAAACATCTGTAAGGGTGTTGCTAATATCGGTAAGAGTGCCACCTGAATTATCTACTTTGAATACGGTGGATTTACCATGACGAAATGTAGGCATTGTTTGTTTTACCTCCTAGTAAAAGCCACCACAGGGGTAGCCGAGCCTGTTGAACCTGCGACTGTGTAATTCACTCGTAGGTATCTGTTTACTGTTGTACCTGACGCAACCTCAACTCTTTCGGAAGTTTTGGTTGTGCCTGACACCACGGTAAAAGTAACCAAGTCAGCAAAAGTTGAGTTATCCGCTGAGTGTTGGATTTTTACTGTGATGTTTCCATTGCGTGTGTTTACTGGAACTGACAAGAAACCTGCGCCACCATTTGCGCTTGAGGCTCCGTTATCTACGCTTGTTCCATTTCCAGTCGCAGTAACCGTTGAGCCTGAAGAAAGAATTACTCCATGTTCGACGGCATCTGTTGATTGGAATTCTGCGCTTACTTGGACAATATCTGAGATAGCACTTGATACCTCATAAGATGTATCGTCCGCTTTGAGCATGATTGCTCCTGCGCCATTTGAATGACCTTCAGGGGCAATGATTACTTGAGTCTTGGTTGCGTTACCAAGAGCGTCATCAAAAAATTCATCTGTACCAGTAGAAGCGGTACCTTCGAACATACCTCCAAGAGATACGGTTCCATCGCGGTGTCCAACCACATAGGTTTTCGCGCTGGTTCCAAAAGCACTTGTCTCGGCTGTATCGATTGAAGTCGATGCGCTTACGCTATTGAAGTAGGTAGAAAAATCAAACTCATCAAGAAAGACATTGACATTTTTACCGTGGCGGAATGTAGGCATTATTTCTCCTCAACTGGGCGTTGAAATGGGGTACCGTCTTGGAGAAAACCGTCGCCATCAATATCTTTGGCATCAGGGTCAAAACCTTCTTCAACAGCGGGTTCTTCAACAACCTCTGCGACTGGTTCAACCTTTGGTTCTTCAACGACGGGTGTTTCGATTTTTTTTGCTGGCTTATCGGCATCTTCAATAATGCCTGATTCTAAAAGCCACTTGACCGAAGTTGCTGGTAAATCTTCTACAATCTTTCCAGCCTCGGCGCGTTTGTTTGGCGGGTAATCAATACCCTGTAAGACTCGATAGCGAGCCATTCAAACCTCCTCCGTAACGGCACATGGGTAACCCAAGTAACCGTCAGGTCACTCGGACACGGAAGAGACGAAAACTCGGGCGACTAGCGCACAGTAATCAAAGTGTACCGCATACTTATTTTGATACTAATTCTTTTACTTCGACTTTCTTGACTCTTGATAAGAGCGTCGAGAAGGTTCCCTTGTACTCATCGGAGCCTTTGACTGTTCCTTTGATTATGAACTCGTCGCCAATTTCAGCCCTGAAAGAGTATCCTGAATCAAACCACTTGACTTTGTAATCTCCGCTTTCGAAAGTCCAAAGAGTCGTACTGCCGAACTGGGTCTCGAAGGTGTTGCTTGATAAGACCTTGACTGGCAACTCGACGCGCTCGCCGACTGGAGCAATCTGCTCGGACTTGTAAACCTTGGCTGTTTCCTTGGCAATCTCTTGCTCAATCAATCTCTGTTGAGCCTTGATTGCTGAGATGAAGATTCCGATGGTGTCGTAGCGCTGGTAGCGTAACTGAGCCACAGCCCGTAAATTCTGAGCGTAACTAGAATCGCCTTCGAATTTCTGAGCAAACTCGATAAGAGCCTGACCCTCGGCTTTTTCTGCCTCGGAAAACTCGGTGCCGTAGATTTTCTCTAGTTCAGCCTTGCGACTATAAGAACCGAAGAAGTAATTCAAAACTGTATCTTTTGTAATTTCCTTGATGTAGCCGATGTCCTTGACTACCTTGATTGCCAAGGTCGCTACGCTCAAAGTTCCGATACCTGAGAAGCCAACACCGAAGTTACCGCCGAACTCTTCTTCGAAATCTTGTTCGGTAACCAAGGCGGTTGCTGAGAATTCCCAACCTAGAAAGTCTTTGATACAGGTTGAGCCGACCTGCTTGATGGCTCCTGATTCTTCGTGTTGGACAAACAAAACACTCTTGCGAGCGCGATTGGTTTGGCAATGCTCGCAATAACCGACCTTGACATCGCTTGGCTTGATTTCAGTCGAGCCAGCAATCGAACGGGTCAAAACCTGACCTTCGATTACCTCAGCAACAGCCAAGAACTTGTAGCCGTTGTATTTGACTGTTTCGCCCTCAATAATAAGAACTGGATATTCATAGACAATCCCATTGATGATTTCTTCACGGGATTCGATACGACAAGCAAAGCCACCGCTCAAGCCCTTGCGCTTACCGCGCTCGGCAATCTTTTGAGCCTTGGCAAGAGTTTTCTCAACATTGACGCTGGAGATTCTGAACTCTCTCATCTTGCCCTCCTCTCGGGACAAGGCAAGTATATCACAACTAGGGTTAGTTATTCTCTCTTCTGAGGCGCTCTTCTTGAATCATTCCAAGGGTCAGGAAGTAGCCAATCCCATCCACCACCGTATCGGGCTTAGATTGATTGACCTCACGGGCTATCTTCATCCCAACCATACAGAGGGCAACCTGCTCGGCAGAAACCTCACAGCCGAGGATTACAGACCATATCTTTGAGGCTCGGGTGAGATTATCCAAGGGATGTCCATACGCGTCTTGACGGTCTCCTGAGACCAATTCAGCGGCGTATAAAGCGATGTCCCTTGGGTCGTTCATAAGAGTTGGATGTCCGAGACTCCCTCGCTCGAGACTAGGAATGTCAGTACACCCACATCCGCAATCTCCCCCGTTGATTGTCTCCACCACACGCTTCCCCCGTCGAGGGCTGGTGCTTGTAGCCATTTGACTCCTCCCCAATCTGCTAGACGAAACGAATGATAATGACCAGTCACCAAAATGTCACAATCTCCGATTGCTTGGCGTCCGAGAGTTTGGTCAGCAATCCAGCGACGAAGTTTGGATTCAGGGCTTCCTGAACTGCGAGCAAGGTGACCGTGAGTAATTCCAATAATTTTTCCATGAACTTCGACGGTCAAACTCAACTCATCGGTTGGGATAGCAAAACGGATATGACCGTAGGCTTCGGGGTTGGCTTGAAAGATTTCTGCTACTGATTCAACTAGGGCAACATCGTCATTGTCATTGAGAGTAGTAAAGGCTTTTCCGTTCTTACGGTTTTCGCCGTGGTTTCCACCAATCGCCGCAACTGTTATCTCAGGGACTACTTTTGACCAACGGATAAGAGCATCTCTCAAAAGACGACGAGCAATTTTTACTTGGTCTCTTCTATCGACCTCGACTGTGAAAGTCTGAATGTCGTAATGACCATCGCATCCTTCAACTAAATCGCCAAGGCAAAGGACGGTGATTGAATCAATCGGGCGTCCTATCTTCTTCAATTCTTTGATTCTAAATTCAACATCATCGATAGCCTGAAGCCATCTTCCAACTAAACCTTTGAGACCATCCCCATCTCTTTTACCTGTTTGCCAATCTGAAGCACATACAACAAGGCTTGCCCCACCTGTAATTGGCTTGCGCTCGCGTGGCTTGTGTTTCTTGATTTCTTGGATAAGGGCTTCTATATCGGCAACTTCTTGTTTGCCCTTGCGAACTACTTTGCCCTTCCATTGGCGATTCAGAACACCTAAAGTATCGCCCCACACATTGAAAAGAACTGGTTCTACTACTTGGAAATGCTCGGGGTCTAATCCCCACATTCGTAGAACTCCCGACCAATCAGGCGCGTTATCGCCCTCCATTGGCTGAGTTGTAACTGTTCCTTCTTCGCCTTGCCAAGTGACCCCAGGCAACCATTCAGCCTGTCTTTGTCTTGGTTCAGTTTTTTGAACTGAATTCATCTCAGAAGTTTTGAGTAGATTATCTAAGGCATCATCAAGATTCACGCGGACACTTACACCCATCTTTACCTAGGAGCCTTCGCCGATGCCTTCTCATGACATCGCTGGAAGATACTTGAAGCC